TGATTCCTAGCATTGCGAATCTACCATTGAGTTTTTCAGCAAATAACTTTTCCTTTTCCACTTGGATTGTTTTCTTTGTTGATGGTGTCATTAGAATATACCTGGAATGATTTGACCTGTTGTGATGTATGCTCCTACTGCGGCTACGAAACCTAGCATTGCACACCAACCGTTAAACTTTTCTGCTTCTGGAGTCATGGTTTTTGTCCTGTTGAATTAATTTGTAAATAAATGTGTGACATTTCTGTCACGGTAATAGTGCGGGTGCTTTAAAATCCTAAGATATTAAAGAAAAAGAAGTTGCCAGTGGCAATATAGGATATGAATCCTGTTACTAGACCAAGCATTGCTAGTCTACCATTGAGTTTCTCGGCAGTTTTACCGTATCCCTCATAGTCCTGCACGTATGACATCTGTGGTTCGGTGGCATACATGTTTTGTCTTCCACCTGATTCTGTAATTGTAGTCATTTAAGTTTTGTAAAGAACTGTAACAATATTATATAGCAAAGATTAAGTTTTGTAAACCCCTAAAATGCGGAAATTACTACCAAATCTTAAGATTTCACATTAGGAGTTCTTATGATTCACATTAAATCTATTCATATTAACCATGCTTGCGTACCATCCTGTCAATACATACTTGGTTCCACTAATAGGAGGGTTCCCTCTGTGTAGATGAGTGAAAGAACCAGGCCACAACAGTCCCATGTTTGCTTTTGGTTGAACTTTCTTCTGTTGATATAACCATTCTGTATCTCCACCTTCTTCAACGTCATTAAGATATACCATCCATGCAAGAACTCTTTTTCTATTTCCCCATGCAATGTCTTCACAATGGAAAGCATGATAACCTTGTAACGGTTCTGTCTTTTGTAATATTACAGATCCACTCCACCAATCCTCACCTTGACCCTGTAGATATGGAAAGTCATCTAGGTAATGAGTGAACATATTATTAAGTAGATAGTTATTAACATCCATGGCAATCTGTGGCCAAAAAGGATCTAATGCTATCTGCATGTCTTGTCTGAACTTATCCGAACGACTCTGCCAAGTAACAGATTGCCCTGCCATTTGAATTAGATTCTCTACTAATTCTTTTGGTAATACGTTATCGTATGATCTAATAAAATTTTCTGTCATAATAAAAAGGGGAGCGATGCTCCCCAGATTGTTAACCTTTTTCTGATATTGTTGCTTTCGCGCTACAACCATCTAGATTAAGGTCTATTGGCAAAGACGAATTATTTATACAGTCTCTTCGTCTGTTGTATATACACCAGTTTCTACATTGAAAGTACCTGTACCACTCTCTCCTGTATTAAATGTAAGAACATCTTTTAAGTTATCTTCTGGGGTGAAGTCTAAGTTGATGTCTCCGATGTTGGTCTCTCCAAAGGTTACAAAAGTCTCACCAGTATTATCTGGAGTTGTAATTGTAATATCATCTTCATGAGTATGATTCTCTGAAACATCACGCAAACCTAAGTATGCATCCCATAGTTTACCTAGGGTTGCTTGGTCTACATTATCATGGAGTGCTTGGATAACCGCATCTCTAGCAGCAGTTTCTGCTTTACTGTATAGTTTGCATGTCATGGGATTTAAGTTCGTTAATTCGTTTTACTAAGAGGTCGCAGTTTTCTCCACGAGAGATAGTCTCATGAAGTTCATCAACGTACGATGAGAGTGCATTATGGATCATGTCCATAGGGAAGTCTTCAGAGGCCATAGGATACTCGTAAGTTTCCACAGTATAGCATTCACTATCGGGGTTGTCAACCCTTGAAGTAATCTTTTCGCATATACCTTCCAAGGATGTTTGAGTTATAGAACGCTGGTTGTCCATCACCTGTTGCCTCAGTTAATACGTTGTTAATAAACAACTGTCGGGTCTCTTCATAATTGACTTGACCCAGTGTACTATGTAGGCTAATTATTTCACGTTTGAAGAGGTGCTTGCCCAGTGCTTTAACATCGGTTTTAAGTTCATCAGAACTTCCGTAGTATTTTTTCCAGTCACTCTCACTCGTAACTTTTCGTTTCCCACCTCTAGGCTTTCTACGCTGTGTAAAATACTTTCGTCCGATGTATTGTTTCCCTGTCTGGATATTTGTAATCCTGTAGACAAAACCGAAGAAGTCGCCAATATCATTAGAAGTGAAAGCTGTACCTTTGTAGTACCAGGGATTTTCATAATCTCCTTCACCCACCTTGGTCTCTGTGGGGGTTGCCATCCTAAGATCTTCACTAGTATTCTCCGTCGTTGTCATCACCGATCATTCTATTAGGTCCTTCTAAATATTTAGAAGGGTCAGAATAGACCTCGGATTCTAGTTCAACTAAGACATCTTTAAGTGTCTTGATAATTTCTTTTAGTCGTGCTTGTTGCATACGTCATACTCAATAATAATTTTCTTAGATTGTTTTCCAGATGAATTGGAACATGTCACATAATCAACGTGTCCACCCTGTCTTTCAATCAAAGATCCTAAAGCATCAATATGTACTTTGATAGGATCTTGTTCAACAATAACTTTTGCTGCTTCTGGAGTTAGGTCATTGAAGACCTTGTTCTCTGGTTCTAGATTACCATGCATTAGAATCCAATCCCCGCAGTTTGTAAGAAGTATGCTATACGTGATTGAATTGCACCACCTAACATCTTCAAGAAACCTTTAGTAGCATTACCCTCTAACTCTTCAAACATATACATGTTTAAACGGAAAGCATAGTTTGCTTCTACTATAATAGCATTAGCATCTGATTGATCAATCTCTAAACAAGTGTCCAGTACATTACGATAACAATCTTTAAAGTGTTTCTTGTCATCTATATCAGGGAACTCATAGAAATCTAGTCCACCATCATCAAGGTTCAAAGCATTCTTAGCAATGTTCTTAAGAATCTGTCCACCTGATAGGTCACCTAGGTAACGTGTGTAATGATGTCCAACTAATAGTTTAGGATTCTCATGTGCTACTTCCTTGATTCTATTGATGTATTGTTTGGTTGCCTCACTAGGATAGATCTCATCTCTCCAATTCTCACCATAGAAATACTCACAATCTTTAGCAAGAGCATCATGTCTCGCTAATCCATTGAGTCTTATCGGACCTACGTTCGTATCGTCTTTAAGTCTATCCACTTCTGTCTCCATAGCATGATAAACAAAGTAGAAGTTGGCAATCAACTTTCTATAATTCTCTTTGCTAACTACACCTCGGAGGAATGAAGCAACGAACGATGTGTTCTCGGCAGCAGTGTGTGACTTCTTAGTCCCTGCTTTGATTTGCTTAGAAAAATCTTTAACACTCATGGTTAAATAGGCATAAATTTTTGTTAAATGTATCAGCGAATACTGACACAGTTTGTCTAAATAATGGTAGAATTAGGGGAAACAAGATGCACCCAAACTTCTATATTATGATTGTCCACAGTTAGGAGGTTAAGTATGCATAACATAGTCTCACAAAATAATCTAGCGGAGTGGAATCATATGGATCTCACGGAAGATCAAAAACTAGACGATTACTACGAATGCTTGATAGAATGCGAGACAGATCAGAGTTCATGCAAACGTATATGTAAGGAAATCTTACTCCAGTAGTCAAATGAATACAAGTTAATAATTCAAAACCACCTCATCTGGGGTGGTTTTTTAATACTCACTCGGACCCGTTCCCCACAACTCAGCAGGTTCTCTTAGAACCATATCATCTTCATAATAATTTTCTGGTGGTGGGGGAACTATAGGTGCATAGTATCCTCTTATTCTAGGTGTGGGTTGTAAAACTTCTATCGTAGTATCTAATAGTCTATTGAATGCTCTAGACATCTGACGATATCCAGATCCAACATACATCTGACCTGCAAATACAGAAACAGTAGCTGCACCCCAAAAGAGATAGTACCACCTAGATTTAACTTGGTGTCTCTCCTTTTTTGTCAACTTAGTCATGATTATATATGATGTATCTAATATTATATCACACCCAACGTGAAACGACAAGCTCTATTTCTTGTTTGTCATTTACTTCAAGTGACTCCTCATCCCAACCTGCTTTCTTAGTTTCCCTAGAGATAACCTCAACAGCATATTGTTGAGACACTTTATCTATGAATCTTTCTATGGGTACATCTTGATTCCATGTTTCAACATCAGCAACCAATTCATATACTCCTTCTTTGTTTTTCTTAAATCCAAAGTCTTTTCCTATAGCAATATCAACCTTCCATTGCTTATGCTCATGGTCATGAGGGTTCTCTAATATTTCATCCACAAAAACTCCATGTCCCATGATCATCAACGCTTGAAGCAATGCTTTTCTATCTTTAAGTTTGGTTTTGATCGTGCTGAAGTGTGACATTTGTACTAGTTTGTTGTGATTTATAATACTCTGGTTTATGTATACGATCAGACAATGTACCTAGTGCCTTCTCAATGTCTTGAGTCAACCTTTCACATTCATTACCTTCTGTACCCTCAGTTGTTTCATATACTACACCATCCTGACGGATACGATAAGTGATCTTCTGTTGTTTCACAATAGAATTGCTCCTATAATAAATCCTTTAGCAAATGCAACACATAACATTTGGTAGTCAGTTAAGTTAAACTTATCTTGAAATTTTCTTGCAAGAGTTCTATCCCATGCAACTACTTTGTCAAATGATTTTTTTAAATTGAAATTCCACATTAGTCGTAGTCCCAAAAATCTTTTGTACCTTCTATATATTCTCTCCTCATTGCCCATGTCTGTCCACTGTCAGAACCCTTACACGGATTGATACAGTGTTCGGAATCTATATCATTACATAACAATCCTGCTAAGTCATGTGGACAACCTACCTTACCAGTAGACCAGTATAGTTGTCCATCTAACCATCTAGATTGACATGCTTGACATTCTTTAAGCACTAGAAGCACGGAAGTATTTGTTGACCACTTCAATCTGATCTTGATATCTAGCGATCTTATCCAGTTCACCTTGGATTGCTTCAGTAATGTCTGAATGCTCTCCAATACCTACTGGATGTTCTAAGTAAACATTAACATTTACCTTGTGCTTTTCTATTTCACCTTGAGCATGTGCTAAGACTGCTCGTAGTAGTTGTTCTCTCATGTGTAACATAATTACTGATAATACTCATCTAATATATCTAGGGCTGCATTCAATGCTTGTTGTGCTGCCCATCGTTCTTTGTCATCCCATTCGGGATACCAATATTTTTCCGCTATACCTTTCTTAATTTTCATTAAGCGGGATGTCATGTGCACCTTGTTGATGCGACCATTCATGGTTTTATCAGATTCTCTTGAACGGATTTCCAATCTCTATCAAAGAGCATCAATCCATGGTCAGTTAGAATATGATTGTACATCCCATGAAATACTTTTAAAGGGATAGTGCATATATCAGCACCCACTCGGAAGCAAGAGGATACTTGGGCAGGTTCACGAATAGACGCTGCCAAAACTTGAGTCTCGGATTTGTGAGTTGCAAAGACATCTGCAATTTCCTCCACTAATTGTATACCATTATAGTGCTGATCATTTACTCTACCAACAAACGGACTAACATATGTAGCACCTGCTTTTGAAGCAAGGATTGCTTGTGCGGTAGAAAAGATCAACGTGACGTTGACAGGGATCTCATCTTTATTGAGTTCATGACATGCAATAAGACCTTGTGGTGTACAAGGTACTTTGATAGTAATGTTCGGACCTATGTCCAAGTACTCTGCTGCCATCTGTAACATCTCTTCCGAAGTATCTCCAACTACTTCAGCAGAAATAGAAGAATTCCAAGGAAAAATTTCAGACAATTCTTTGTACACATCAACTGGATTTCTACCTGACTTTGCCATCAATGTAGGATTGGTAGTAACACCATCAATCAATCCAGTATTGTAAATCTCCTTAATTTGTGGGACTTCAGAACAGTCCAGAAAAAGTTTCATGACTTTCCTTCATACTTTCATTATTTATTGTAGCATAAAAAAACACACCCTGTAAAGGGTGTGTTAACAAATACAAGTATGTAGGTTTACGCACAAACTGTAACTTTCTTGTCATGGTTTAACCCACGATAGTGTAGTTGCTGTACGTTTTCTTTCAAGTCTTTCTTTGACTTGTCGGTAGTGTCATATTTAACACCGCGATATGTGACTTGTGCCATTTGGTTTTCTCCTAAAGTAATTGGATTTTTACATCCGTTCCTTCAGTCGGCTTTTGCGTCCCAGTCGCATACCAGTCCTGTTGCCTCTACTAAATGAATCTGATATATTGCAATGATCTCTTCCTTCTCACGAAGGGTAAGGTCTTGTTTTGCATTAACACGATCTACCATTTCTGATATATCGGCACAGACTAAAGCAGTTGCTAGTAGCAGTGGTATCATGGGATGAACGCTCCGTTCCGAGTCGGCTTACTTGCGACCTCTAATGAGGTTGAACGACATAGGTATGTTAGCATACCCACATCTATTTATCAAGTTTTTGTGTATCTTTAGTAACATTTTGAGACTTTTTTCCTTGCTCCCAGAGAAAATGGAGTCCAGCTGACTCAGTTTCTGAGGTATCATACTCGGATAGGAGTTGTTCATAACGTTCTTCTGCCTTTCTTTGGTATTCTTCTGTTAAAGGTTTGTCTTGTGAGGGGTTTATTTCATGTTCCATGCGAACCATCCAGTTACGATAAATTTTTCTTGAGTAGGTGATACTACACCTCTATGTGCGTGAGTATAACCTGCGGGAAAGAAGACTGTCTTACCTTTTCTAGGTTCAACAGTATGATTTTGGTAGGTAAAATATGTACCACCTCCATCAGTAAGAGTATTTAGATAGGTAATCCAAGCAACTACTCTACCTTGTTCAGGACCTGAAGCATCAAAGTGTTCAACATAAAATGCTTCGCCAGGTTTATAGTATTGAAACTTAGGATGACTATGAAATACTATCTCTCTACCATACAGATACTTCTTACTATAATCTTCAGAACTTTCTTTTAAATGATTTAAGTATTCAATGTCTTTAAATCTAGGGTGATACTCAACACCTGATTTAGGAATATCATTAAAGAATAAATCAGTACACTTCTTGTAGGATTCATCTACTTGATTATGAGATCCTACAGTACCTTTTTGGCAACCTTTACCTGATGCTTCAACTTCTTTATATAAAGTCATAAGTCCATCACAGACTTCATCCTCTACTGCATACTCTGTAATAAAATCCATTACTTTAAATGATAAGTGTTTGCTTTAGGTAGGGTGTAAATATCAAATGCCATACTAATTCTAATAGCATCTGAAGTATTTGGTTTTACACCATGTACATAATCATTAGGAAATATAACTAGAGTTCCAATCTCATTATGTATATCTCCTTCTGCTTCATACCAAGTACCATTGTTGACTCCTGATAGAAATAAATTTGCACATACCATTCCAGATCTAAATTTATTACTGTGCTTATGAGGTTCTATACCCTCACCCTTTCTAAATGTGTTTGCCCAACACTGAACTAAACATTCTCCAAACATATCTTTCAGTTTTGGATTTAATATTTCACCTGGTTCATGTTCCAGATAGTTAAACACATTAAATCTTCCTGTTAGAGAGTCATCAGAAGTACCACCGTATATATCAGGACCTAATGACTTGATAGTGCTTTCGTATTCAAGTATATACTTTGATAATTTCTCACCTTCTTCTTTACTAACAAAATTTTTGATAGTAATAAGACCATCACGAATGTCCATAATCAATCGTCGTGATCATCCCAAGGGTCTGCTAGTTCTTTGTTGTTAAAGAATGCTTTGTACACTCCAAAACCTGCTAGTAATATTGTGATTACTGCAACTGATATACCAAACGTGATGTTTGGATTGGCATTGTAGTGTGGTATAAGTGCATTACACTTAGTCCATGTACCAGGTAAAGTATATACTGGTGGACATGAACCGAATAGAAAATCTCTTGCGAGTTGTAATTCAAAAACTGAAATCATAATGAGAAGTCTGCGAAAGTATCTTTTTTAACATCCTGCTTGATGCCACCTACAACATAAGATTCTATCTCTGTTTCTTGTGGAGCATTCTGTTGACCTTTGGAGTTGAGCCAATGCTCAGTCCAAGGGAGTGGGTTATTTCTCAAAGGCACATCATAGATAGGTTCAAAACCAATTGCTTTCATTCTTCTATTAGCAATCCATTCAACATACTGTCCTAGTAGTCTCTCATTTAATCCTATCATACTACCATCTTGAAACAGATAGTCTGCCCATGCTTTCTCTTCATCTACTGCATCCTTAAACATTTGAATAACAGTTTCCTTCTCTTCCTCAATAACTTCTAACATATCAGGGTCATCACCTTGAGACCAGTTCTTTAAAATCTGTTGTGTAAGAACCAAGTGCTGTGATTCGTCTCTGGAAATGAGGGAAAGGATTTTTGCAGACCCTTCCATAAGCTTGAGCTCACCGAAAGCGAAACTGCAAGCAAAAGACACGTAAAAACGAATACCTTCAAGGATGTTAACATTAGCGACTGCTCTATAAAGTGTACGTTTTAGATCCTTCAATGTCCATACTGCTGATGGGGATCCTTTAGAATCTTGTTTCCATAAGTTACCTTGACCCCATGACTGAGCATAGTTTATAAAGTCATCATAAGATTTAGTAACGGATGATGCTCTAGATAATATCTTATCATCATCTAAGATCTGATCAAATACCTCTGATGGATCTGAATAAACGTTCTTAATTATGTAAGTATAAGATCTACTATGAATCATCTCCATGAATGACCACACTTCCATACAAGATTCAAGTTCTGGTAAAGAACAGTAAGGAAGGAATGCCATACCTGGTGCTCTACCTTGTACACTATCTAACATGATCTGGTACTTCAGATTAGAAGTAAAGATATGCTTCTGTTGATCTGTTAGTTGTGCATAGTCTGAACGATCTTTCTGAAGTGATACCTCTTCAGGTCTCCAGAAATAACCCAACTGTTGTTGAGTCAATCGGTCAAAGGTAGGATACTTGTATGTATCGTATCTCTGTACTCCTAATGGAGCACCAAAAAACATTGGTTGCTTCTTAGTATTGACCTTGTTCGTATTGAACACTGTCATACCAGTTGGTTCAGACTGCACAGCTGTCACAAATCTCCTCCTCGGTAGTTAGTATTTCGTTGATTAGGTTGTTAACAGCTACGTCATCCTTCCAACCAATAGGATGTGCTGGTTCATCTACATCTTTCTTAGCATCATATGTATTCTGATAATAAGAAGTCTTCCATCCATACTTATAAGACGTAAGAAGATCCTGTGCCATTACACTAACAGGAACTTCAGAGTCTGGATAGTTCTCTGGATTATAACTCCAGTTACCACTGATCGCTTGATCAAAGAACTTCTGCATCACTGCTACAATATTAATATAACCTGCATTGCTAGGCATGTTCCATAGTAATGTATAGTCATTCTTTAGATGACCATAGGCGGGAACAATTTGCTTAAGAGGTCCTTTCTTTGATTTTTTAACGGACAGGTAGTCTCTAGGTGGTTCAATTCCATTTGTTGCGTTTGACACAATGGAACTGCTCTCCGAAGGCATTTGTGCGGACAATGTTGAGTGCCGTAAACCGTTGGATATGATAGATGATCTAAGAGATTCCCAATCATGCTTTAAATTATTTGGAACTAATTCGTCTACCTCTTTCTTATATGAATCAATTGGTAGAACACCGTGAGAGTATTTAGTTCTGTTAAAATAGTCACATGCTCCCTTCTCTTTTGCTACCTCATTAGATGCTTTGAGTAGGTAGTACTGGAATGATTCTGTTAGATCATGTACTAAACTCCATGCAGCAGGGTCTTCATACTTGACTTTGTTCTTAGCAAGATAGTGTGCTAGACCTATGTAACCTATACCAAGAGAACGTCTTGCTAATGTTGAAACCTTTGCTGCTTCAACTGGATACTCTTGATAGTCAATGAGTTCATCTAATGCACGGACAGAGAGATCACATAGTTCTTCCATGTCCTGTAGTCTATTCAACTTACCTACGTTGATAGCAGATAGAATACACAATGCTATCTCACCATCACTAGAATCTATGTGGTTAATAGGTGTGGTAGGTAGAGTGATCTCTTGACATAGGTTACTCATGTTCACCTTGTCTAGGAATGAACTATGACTATTACAATGATCAATGTTCATGATGTATATACGACCTGTCTCTGCTCTTTCTTTCAAGAGGTCAAGTATTAATTCTTGGGCATCAACGGTGTGTCTAGAGATGGTTTCATCTCCTTCGTATCTGGTATAGAGTTCGTCAAAACGTTCAGTACCGAAAGAGTCATACAACCCAGGACAATCATGAGGACTGAAAAGACTAATAGAACCACCTTTGATAAATCTTTCATAGAACAACTTTGATATTTGAATAGAGTAGTCAAGCTTTCTTACTCGGTTGTCTTCTGTTCCTTTGTTGTTTTTGAGAACAATGATGTCTTGAATTTCTTGATGCCAGATAGGAAAGTGGACTGTCGCTGAACCGCCTCGGATGCCATTTTGAGTGCAGCATCTGACAGTTGATTCAAACTTTTTAAGGAAGGGGACAACACCTGTGTGTTGAACTTCTCCTCCACGGATCTTAGAATTGATCCCTCTGATTCTTCCCGCGTTAATACCGATACCAGCACGTTGTGCGACGTATTTGCCAATAGCCATATCAGAACTAAAGATACTATTGAGGGTGTCATCAACATCAACCAGAACACAAGATGCAAATTGACGAATGGGTGTTCTGACCCCTGCCATGACTGGTGTTGGGATGTTGAGTTTGTGCTTGCTGATTGCGTTGTAGTATCTTCTGACATAATCTATTTTAGTATCTGCTGGATAATTTTTGAAGAGTGTTGCAGCAATAAGCATGTACATATACTGAGGTGTCTCGTATACTGTGTTGCTACTGCGATCCTGTACTAGATATTTATCTACGACCTGTCTGAGTCCTGCATAAGTGAACAGGAAATCACGATCATGATCTATGTATGAGTCAATCTCTTCCCATTCTTCATCGCTGTATGCAGATGGTAATGTCTCGTCATATATTCCTAACTCAACACCACCTTCAAGATGTTCTACTATAGGAGGACGGTCATCAGGGTGACATCCATAGACACTCTTACGGAGTGCAAACAATAGTAGTCTTGCTGCTACAAATTGATAGTTAGGGTTATCTAATGAGATCAAATCATTAGCAGATCTTATAAGAATTTCCTGAATGTCAGTTGTTTTAATACCATCATACCATTGTATGTTAGCGTTCATTTCAATCTGACTCTCAGACACACCTGCAAGACCTTCACAGGCATGCTCCACCATTTTGTGTACCTTTTCAAGGTTGATCTGTTCAACCTTCTTGTTTCTTTTTACAACCTTTATGTCGGTGGAGAATGTCATAGTACTCGTTTCCAATCGTTTAATGCTAATTGTGCTTGTAATCCGCTAGTAGTGTATGATTCTACTATACTTTGAACGTTATGTCCAGCTGATACCATATCGTTTATGTCCTTTTGCTGAACTTTCTGTGGCCAAATGACCAATCTAAGTCCTCTATCTATTACCATTTGCATACGTCTCACAATCTGCTCGTTACGTGGTTCATTATCATAGATGAACACCACGTTCTTTTCCTCAGCAAATGTCCAGTCAACGTCTGCTCCTACCATAGCGATAGAGTTTTTTAAGAACAAAGAATCTATAGGACCTTCTGTAACAAATAATGTTTCATCAAAGGAACAGTGATTTAAACCATAGATCTTTTTCTTCTCATCATCTAGTATGACAGTAACATATCTCATCTTGTCTTGAGGATCCAAAGATCTACCTTGAAATCCAAACCAAGAACCACCCTCTATCAACGGTATGATGACACGAGGGTGGTCGTATTTTAGAGACTCATTTGAATATGTATACTTCTGTGTGTTAACCCATGCTTGAAACTTTTCAACATAATATAATTCAGTGTGATACTTTTCTGGGATGCCACGTTTTAAAATATAATCTTTAGCGGGATGTTCTTTATTTAGACTCGCAATGGTCTGTAAACCGTCAGGAATTTTAATTGTTTTCGGCTTCTTAACAGTAAATAAAGACTCTGGACTTTTAACGTATCTACCTTTCCCAGTGAGACCCTCCTTATAGCGTTCCATGATGTACTCATCATGTAGGTCAACTGCCTGTTCCTTAAGAAAATTGGAAAAGGATCTACCCACACCACAATTGTGACACTTGTATACCAAATCAGTTTTTACTCTGATGAAATATCCTCGTGCCTTGTTCTTGTACTTCTTTGAATCACCACAATAAGGACATCTAAAATTCCACAACCCATCCTTCTTACGAACAAATTTATCCAGTCTTCCACTGAGAAGGTTCACGTATTTGCTTTCTATGTAATTCATACGCGACTAACTCAGACCTTATCATAACACTCTTATCATTTCCTGTCAACTGCTTAATTACTTTTTGTCCGAGTGGAGACACGCAGACAGATATAACAGTAAGACCACCAAAAATAGTCCACATCTTCTTCTCCATGAGACGTAGACGATCATCAATTTTGCGTATATCTCTTTCACAACCCTTCTTTATCTCCTCTGCCTTACGGTTTACTTCTCTATGAAGACTATCTACTTTCTCAAATAGAACAGCGTCTATACGATCTTGCTTATCTAGTTTCTCATTATGAACAGCAAGCAACTGTCCCATCTTGACTGAGTTGTCTTGAAGAGTATTAACGACTTTCTCAAGTCTTTCTATTATAGCAGTGTTAATACTCTCAGCCATTACTCTTGTGGATTACTAAATGCTAGGACACGATTGAACATATCTGGATTCTCATTACATGCATTGCTAAACTTTGCTTGATTCTTACGAGCACCAAGGGAAGAGAATGCAGTCATAACTTTCTTAGCTACATCAGGAGTCACTTCAAACTCTTCTCCTGTATGGAACTTGATAGCACCTGCACATCCACCATCAGCACAACTCTTGATCTTTGCTAGGTTACCACTCTTAGTAAACTCTTCGTTCTGAGTTGATACATCTGTACCTACTCTTGCTTTCCTCTTAAGGTTAGCAGTCTTCTTTTGTAATGTTTTCTGAATCTCTTGCTTCTTAAGTTGTGCATTCTTCTTAAGATTCTGCACCTTCTGTTGAGCAAGTTGCTGTTTCATTTGCTTGTCTTGATCCTCAAGGACAAACTCTTCGGGGATGTTCTTTAAAGCTTTCATTCGCTTGTCCATATAAAATTTTGCTGCTTGACCAGGAAACACTCTATCAATTTCTACATCACCTCTGTAACGAGGGTTAATGAGTAGACGCATCTTCTGTCTAAGTTCAGAAGGATTGTTAGCATAAACAATAGTTTCTCCTACACCAGGTACCTTGACCTTATATTGTAGTAACCTACTAGGCATAGCAGGGTTAACTTTGTTCTTTACCTTACCGTCATTAGGGGTAACAGCTTCCTTCTTGACCTTCTTAGGACGTGCCTTTCTATACTCACTGACAAATGGATGATCTTTTATCTTAGCATTAGCTTTCTTACGGAAGTCTAATATAGGATCAAAACCTGCATTAGGACCTGTTGCAGCTGCGGATCCTGTAAATCCACCTGCTCCAACACTCATTGTAGGTTCTTCGTTGATCATAACTTGTTCAGATCTTTAACAACGTCTGGGTCAGATTCTAAACAGTCCATGTAATGTTCAGGAAATCTGTTTAGGTATTCTAAAAATGCTCGCAACAGTGGCCAATACTCTTTTTCAAATTTGTAAAGAAGTAATGGTGTTGCAGCGTCATCAAAAACATTATAAAGAACAATCAAATGATTAATGATTAAGTGGGTTCTCAGAGGTCCCCCACGCAAATACCTCTTGAGTAATCTCTTGAGGTATTTGAATCGTTTCATGTCTTCATCAAAATCCTCACGAGTAACACTGTGAGGATTCTCATAATTTTTGATGGCGAACATTATATAGTTTTCGGTATTCAGTTCACCAAATTTCATCTAATGATTAAGTCGTAGTGATTGTTTTGGTACTACCAGAACCACCTGCTCCTATTGTATCTCCTAAAACGAACACCTTATCAGATGCAGTGTTTGTACCTGCGTCCTTAATTGTTCCAGAAATTGTTTGAGCACCAATAGTGTGTACCTTGTCGGCAGCAGCACATGTGAATGTAAATTCAACACGGTTTGTACCTGTCTGTGCAGCAGCAGTAGCAGTTATACTTGCACTGTCTGTAGTGTTAGTAACTACAAGAGTAGCACCGTTAGTTACATCAACGAGTTCGTTGTAGATAACGATAACTGTACCAGTTGCAGCGGCTGCGTATGTACTCTCCTCAAAGAATACTGCTGTGATATCTGCTTCACCTAGGGTATCTGTACCACGACCACCAGCACCAACAAGACCATCAGTTGCTACTAGAACTTCGTCCCAGTATGATGACTTATCAGCTGCTTTATAATGACGTAATACCCAACCTTGTGCGGTGGCAAATACATTACTTGGATCAACAGCACCGCCTTCTACAGCCCACTTAGGCTTGTCCTCTGCTGCGTCAGTAACTCCCCATAGAGCCATTTTGATATCCCCTAAAATATTTGTCTATTGATATTATTTATAACGATCAGGACTCTAGAAGTGCTTTCTCTAAAGCAGCTACTAACTGATCATCTACCTTGTTCCCTGACTTGGCAGCAGCCTTTTTAAGTAGTCCGATAATGAACTCCTTGATCTTACCTTCTAGATCTTCTGGGATTTTGTCTACCGCTTTGTCTATGATGTTGATAGCGATAGGAAGTAAAAATTTAGTCATAATTAATTTTGCATGCTACATTATATAGCCTCAATCGTACTTCTTCTTTCCACCCCTCATGAATCCTGATCCCTTCTTATCGTAAAATCTGACACCTTTCTCAGATTTAGTTATCCTTTCCTTTGCTTTCTTAGCATCACCCATGAATGCTCCAAACTTTTTCTTCTTAGCAGCAGCATGTCTTTTCTGAGCACCAGCAATGAGTTCATCCTTTAACTTAGTAGTCTCTACTATGGGTGTACCAACTGGTTCATACTCACAGTTCCATGCTCTTAGTGACTTAGATAATCTATCATCACCTGTATTGTTAGATGGTTTCTGTCTCTTTCTCATACCTTTCATCCTAGCACAAAAGGATGCTCTCCTCTTATTACCTTTCTTTTTACTTGGTGCTTTTAGATCTGAGCCAGGATTCTCACGTTCATAAGACTTCCTACCCTTCTCATTGAGTCCACCCTCCTTATTTTGACCTGCTTTCTTTGTCCAAGCAGCACCTTCCTTGTGGGTCTCACCCTTCATAAGAGTACCATCCTTCATGACATGGTGACCCTTGGGTATAGGTTTACACTTCTGTTCATCACGACAGAAATACTCTCCTTCACCACAAGAAGTACCTTCTTTTGTGACACCTGCCTTTGCTCTTTGCTTTTCAGCAAACCCTTTGATAAGCATCTTGAGTTTTGCTCGCTTACCATATGGATTTGGTTTCTCGTTAAGTTCCAAGACCTTTACCTTTGTCGTAGTTTTTCTTGCCACCGTAACGTGCCATTGTGTCTACGTAATTTTGTGTAGACTTAAACCCACGCTTCTTAGCACTAGCTGCTGTTGCTTTCTTCTTGTCTGCTGCATCCTTATACTTATTAGTACCTACAGTAGACTTAGCACCCTTGACCTTCTTTGCTTGGTTACTACCACTTCTCATGATAGCACCCTTACCATACTTGGCTGCTATTGACTTCTTTGCTGCTTGAAGAGCAGCGTCAACTACCTTTTTTCCTGATGGTTTCTTAGTACCACCTACATCATAACCTAACTCTTTTTTTAAACGAGTGGCCTCAAGTTTAATTTTTTTTTTCTTAACCTTAGAGTATTCTAGGTGGAGGGCAGTGGCTCTTTCAGTAAGTTTTGCTTTAATTGCATCCAGAGTCTTGGTGGAGTAAGTTTTTTCTTGGACTTCTTCACGGACTTTTTCTGCATCAGCATAAGCAATTTCCTCTTTCTTGGTGTTATATTTAGCAACTTTGAGGTCTTCTTTACGTTTTAATACAGCATCATTTTTTGCTTTCTCTTTTGTATCACATGAAGACTCTAGGTATGCATTGAAACCTTTCAGTTCTTCAGTTTTATTCTTAGCATTAGAATGATGTGAAGGATCACCAAACGCAGGATTGTTAGCATACTCTGGTTTTTGTTTCTTCTTCTTTGCTTCTAACTTCTTTGCCTTATTATCTAAGTATGCTTTCATAGCACCACCTGCCTTACCTGATCCCTTATATAATCCGTATGAAGTTCCTTCGTCTGCAAGTTCTTCCTTCTTACAATCTGGAACTGCTTTACCACCTTTCATCTTGGTACCAGTTGCCTTATAACCTTTCCAACAGGAAGGTTTATCTGGATCCATCTTAATATTCTTACGTGCTGTTGCTAGTGTAGCTTCATTCTTAGGGTTCTTATTGAATCCCATCTTACCATCTGGATCAGTTGCTCTCATTGCCAATTTACCTGCTGCGTTTTTAATTCCCTTAGCTCTTTTGATAGATTTCTTGTCACCTTTACCATCAAATGCTAAACGGTTTGTTGCTGATTGAGTATAACTCAATAGCGTTGAAGTCTTGAGTTCATCAAGAACCTCTGCATCTTCTCTCTTATATGCTGGAACCTTTGCACCCTTAACACCCCGACGTGCTTTGTGCTCTTTCCGTCTCTGATCTATTGTCTTTCCTCTCTTACCTTCTGGATCAAACATTCCTGGATCATCATGGCCAGGTCCTTTCCTTCTGTAATTTCTGATAGATGCTTTACCATAATCAGAACGACCTTTATCTACCTTTGCTTCTACAGTAAGTCCTTCATTATCATCAAGCTTCTTACTCTTCATCTCCTTCTTTTCTTTAGGAAGAGACTCAGGTTTTTCCATAAGATCTTTGGTCATTGGATTGATCTTAACCTTAGATTTCTTCTTAGAGTATTCTTTTAAGGTTAACATGAATCACTTCTCCTTCTTATTAGGGAACTTACCATCTACTTCACCCTTCTCATATCCTTTTCCATCACCATCGTCGTCCCACCAACGTTTGGCTTTCTTTCCTTTCTTTTTCTGCTCTTGATATATACGCTCAAGGGCATCGGTCATATCGGGGAGTTCTTGTAGGTTCATTTTGCTTTTACCTTGCTCTTTTTATTTATAGTTTTTGTTAAACCTGGTGTCAGATCTCTTACTGCTTTAGCAAGTTTAGGTGTTCCTTCTAATCCTAATGGACTAAAATTGTATGCCTTAAGATCTGCGTATCCTTTTTTAGGATCAGTTTTTTTGAAGGAAACAAAGTTCTTTCCAGATGGAAGTACTTCTTGTAAGTCCTTTAACCAACCACGGTAAACATTATCATGCTCATCAATGTATATAACATAGTTTACACCACGTTTTACAATCTTTCCAGTAATACCACTGTTGATATTTTCAATGAAGGTACCTTCTTTAAAGACCTTCATGTCATAATATGCTTCCCTAAGACCATCGGGATCTAACTTAGGTGCTATCTCATATAAAGCATAAGATGCTTCTGAGAAATCATCTTCCTCTTGCAATTGCATAGAGTTCTTTACTTCTTTAAAGAGTTCTTTACACTCTTTATCACTAAGTGTCTTAGGTATTCCTGATTTAAACATATTATAATCACCATCTGCTACTGCCTTACGCATTTTAGATGCTGACATACCCTCTACACTATCTGAATCAGGGTCTCTATCACCTGCTGATTGTACCTTGATCTCTTCAAACTCGTAGAGTTTACCATTATATTTCTGTGCTAGGTTCTCAAACTCTGCAACTCTATCACCACCTAGTACTAGATTGATAGAAGAATACCCTTCATTGTATAGAGATTTAAGAACATCAAATATTGTTTTAAATTCTTCGTTATTAATAATTGCATGGGCATGGTCAGGAAACATCTGACGCATGTAATGTACTTTCGTCTCAGGATCTATTGGGTTCTTTGCTGGATCTTGAGACCTACTGGGATATATCTTGTACTCCCCACTCTTACTAGATGAAGCGAGTCGCTCAATGAGTTTTTCATGTCCGACAGTTGGTGGATTAAATCTTCCAAATGTAATAGATATGTCACCTTTAGTGCCCGCGTTGCCACCTTCTTCCTCTCCAGTTCCTTGTTGAGTCTGTTGTTCTGGTGGTGTTCCATTCTTTGCTGCTTGCTGTTCTGGTGTTAGTTCTATTAATACTCCATTAACAGAACGATGGGTAACCTGTCCGTTGGCACTACCATAGTAGCCGTACCCTACGTGATTTAACCCTAGTTTTGATGCCTGATCTGCGGCTCTTGATTTTGCTGCTTCGGTAAGGAAGTCGCTAAACTTTTTCATGCTTCCAATTTTTACGTAAGTTAAAGTTTGCTTGACTAAATTCCAAACGGTTAACAAGTTTCACTGAATACTTAGGTCCTATTAAAACAAAACCTTCTGGTGTAGTAGGTTGATCACTTAGTAAGTATTCAACAGTCTCATCTACCTTAATGGCAGCGAGTAAATTATCTTTAATATTCAGTATTAGATTGTATAATCTAAAGGTATTTATATTTACCTCACACTTATATTTATCAGGCAAACTAAAGTAGATTTCAGACGCTGTAGGAGTTTTACCTTCACGAACAAATTTATTATAATATGATCTCAAATCTGAAGTAGGAAACTTACAGAATGGAACCAACAATCTTGCTGCTTGAATTAAACTTTTTGCTTTAAAAGGCACATCTAATGTACATGTCTCAGTATCTATACAATAACATGTATCAGTTGATGGTAACTTAACACCAAAGATAGGTACAGCAGTAGGACTAACCTCATTATATGCTGTATGTGGTGCAATGATTACGTCTTGTTTCAAAATTGAGGGAAACTTATAAGTAATCGTGTTGGGGCAGTAGCGATCAGAACCTCCAAACCCGATAAAATCTGCTTGTACGATACCTTCTATACGAGGTAAAGCATAGAAACAGGCGGTAAGAATCTGTGCTACTGCACCTTCATGATTACTAACGATATCTGCGACACTATAATTAATCTTTATCATTCTCTTGTTGAAGACACTCTTCGTACCAACAAAGAATCTACCACTAGTATGATGCTTACCAAATACTATTGAAGGTGCACCATCCCATTTGGTAGTAAGTTTATGCACCATAAAAAGATGATCCAACACTTCATTAGGATCTGTTCCTAATAGTATTAGATCTTCTGGATGTTCTAGGTGCTTGTTGGGCATGCTTGTCTGTCAGATACCCTTATTATAGCACACTAAACCCTAGTTGTCATCAGTGATGTGACAGTTTTTAATCTGTCAGTTTATAATATGGTGCTGACAGACTGGACTGACTAGCAGCATATAGTAATAGATCCTCACAGAATTTATCCTTTGCTTTCTTTGGAGTGATACCTGAAACTGTATCAAAAAGTTTAACAACCTGCCACTTAGAATATAACCATGGATCCTCTGCCTTCATTACTATCTGAGTAATCACCTTAGTATTGTGAGTACTGTACTTCCCAAATCCTTTTATAATCTCATCTATAACCTGCGATTTATTGTTTCTAACTTTGTTTGCTGCTGTAGTTGGTATCTGTTTATTACCTAGACCATGCTGTTTCAATAGAATATTCATAGGTCCTAATGATATCTTACCCTGATTAGCAGAGGCACCTTTAACTTCACCTTGCCAACCAGTTAGTTTCTTACCACCAAAGGATCTAAACTGTATCTTTGAACCTGATTTAAAATGAATGTATCCATCCATAGAGTCCTTACTGAACTCAAACTTATCAAACTCTTGAGTGTTCTTTTGTTTCTTATCAAAGTTAACTTCCTTTAATGGTTTAGCAGCACCTTCAATCTTCTTCAGAGATACACCTAGAGCAATACCTTTCTGTATCCTTTCTTGCATACACTGATTCAATCCTTTAAAACTCATCTCCTCATTCAAACATTTAGGATCAAAGTTTTTAAATGCATAGATGTCAGCAGGTGACCATTTGTTAATGTCCATCCTGATCTTTTCTTTTGCTTTGATATCTTTGAATGCTTTTTCAATTTGATTGACAGTCTTAGATCCTCTATGATATGAATAACCTTTACCAAAAAAGGGTACCATCATATTGGCACCCCTAGTACAAGATATAATCCAGTCCTCTGTTAAATTTTTTAAAACGTTATCTACTTTCTCATCAATGTCAAAGAAGTTTGATGCTGCTTTAACACTTGCTGCGGTAACATCTGATGGTACAATATCAGATCCTTTCTTCTGTCTAACAGCAGCATACACACATTGAGCAGACTCAGTTAACTTTGTTATTGCTGCTCCACCACCTGATTGTTTATCTCCACCCTTTGCTTTATAAACTAATTCAGTCTTAGTACCTTCTGTTGATATTAATATAGTACCAGGAAAACTAGATATCCACTTACCTACTTCATAGAACTGATCAGAGAATACAAAATCACAATTGATCTTCTTAAGTTCTTTATGAACTTCATCTCTTATTGCTGCCCTATCCTTACCTACAACTTTGATTCGTGTCATCTGACTGGATGAACTTATAATCTCAGTATCATAACTGTCAAGAACCTGATTAATGGCTAACATTATCTCAGATTCTGTATTAGTTCCTCTAGGTTTCTTCTTTGCCATTAGTCACGCAGGTCTCCTCGGACTATTTATCGTCTAGTCCTTCTACTTTCTCTCTCATCTTTTCTATGATATCATATGCATCAATGAGGTTATCAATATCTGCTAAGAAACTAGCGATATGTTTTGATACATAAGGTTTCTCACCTCGTGCTGAGAATGCTAAAGCATCTCTTAGATGTTCTTGGGATGCTCTTAGTGATTCTTCTACTTGTTTTGATAACATTAACGGTCTCCTTTTTTACGATTTTCAGAACGCATCACATTGAATTGTTCTTCTGGGTATCTTGCTACTAATTTATTCACGTTTAGCAAGGTAAGTTCATCAAATGATGTACCCAATGCTATACATGCTTGTCCTATGTACCATAATATATCACCTAGTTCGGTCTTCATATGATCAATATTGTCATCGCTATAAGGTTTTCCTTGGAAGCAAATCTTCTTAACGATCTCCATAAACTCACCACCTTCAGCACTAATACCCATAGCAGCAGTGATTAATCTTTGGACATCTGCTTGTTTTGCTTGGAGTGCATCTAAGCGTTCTCCAAATGCATCATAATCTTTAGACTCAGGTGAGGTTACCTGTTCTACAAATTCAAGATAGGCATCATAATCTACCTTTGGAATGACATCCGTAACGGTGTCTTCATTAATACCAGTACCACTGGCAAATCCTTTCTCAGGTCGTTTCATTTTAATAAGTTAATTGAGATAATTTGTCACTCTTAGAAATCTTCTTAACGATTTCAATGTCTTGATCCTGACCAGAATCAACCAATCCCCCTTGAGGGTTTGGTATATCATACAGTCTCATCTTCGCTCTGTCAATACCTACGCAAAACTTTTTGTTCATTGTAGGATCGTTGTAACGATTCTTCAACTGCTTGACCATGATCTGATTCAAACCTTCCAATTCCTCAGTAGATATGAGAGCGAACATAAGGTCAGCAGTAGCAGGGAGTCCGAAAGACTCTGACGTGTCAGTAAGGTCAGGATCGCTAGACCCGAAACCAGCACGAGTAGTTTGAGTAGCACTAACAATCGGGACATTACTTTCAACAGCAAGTCCACGAAGTTCTTCTGCGATACTCTTAACCAACGTGTACGAGTTGATGTTCGTGCCACTACGATATCTGCTTGAAGCACATATATTTAGATAGTCTACAAAGATGATGTCTGGAGTAAAATTCTTCTTAAGTTTAAGGTCACCAACCAATGATCTGAAGTGTCCAGAGTGTGCTGATGCAGTAGGATACTCTTTGATGATAACCTTACCAGTTGTTTTCTTTTGAAGGTTTCCAATCTTGTTATCAAACATTACTTTGGGTAATGATTTCAAGTCTTGGATGTTAACATTGAGTAGATTTGCGTCAATTCTCTCTGCGATCTTCTCTTCAGCCATTTCCAATGTGATATAGAGAACGTTCTTCCCTTGTAGTAACGTCGCACTGGCCATATGACACATAAACAATGACTTACCAACACCAGTTCCAGCCAGTGCCACGTTGAGCGTCTTATTAGGGAGACCCCCTTTCGTAATTTTATTGAAGAGTTCCAAATCAAACGGAATCTTCTGTTCTTTCTTATGATACGTTTCATATCTCTCGTCTGAATCTGAGATATAATCGTGCCCGATATGTGTGTCAAAGGAAACTCCAAGTGCTTCAGTTAAAACATGAGGGATTGCTCCCTTGTCTTTATCTTTATCTTGTCCATCTGCAATTTTGATAGACTCCATGAGTGCCAAATATATTGCTCTCTCCTGACACCATTTCTCAGTGGTGTCCAACAACCATGGTAGTTCTTGTTCTTCGCAAATTATGCTTTCTACAATGCCTCTGACTTGCTGAAATCCATCATCGGTTAGATCTGTTCTCTTCTCTAACTCAATGTAGAGTATGTTCTTATCGGCAAGACTATTGTACTTATTTATGTAAGCATGAAGTTCATCAAAGATTACACGGTAATTAAACTCAGTAAAATACTCTGACTTTAAGAACGGTGTTGCCTTGCGTACGTACTGTTCATTACATAAAAGGTTAGTTAAAATTAGTAACTCTTGATTCATAGGTAATGCAAATAAGTTCCGACTTGATACTTCGCTCTCTTTCTACATGGTTTACTTAAGTTAGGGTATTGCCATGTGGGTGGGAACACTAACATTCTACCACACTTTGGCTTAATCCAGTAACTTATGTCAGGAAATACTTCTTCACCTTCATTAGGTTCGCTGAGATACAAGATCATTGCTAGGTATCTACGAGCAGAATTGTAGTCACGAACATGTACATGTTCTTTATACTGATCTGAATCACCACTAGGTAAAGTACAATCATCTTGAAATGAAGTATTATACTTTGTAAATCTAAATTCTTCTAGGGCAACATCGTCTTGATACTTATCACCAACACCTGCTTCAGTTTTATATAGATTTAAACAACCCACATACGCTGCCTGTAATAGGTAGTGTAGAGGTTCGTGGGTTGTCTTATCTTCTTGATACAGTTTAGTAAAATTAAACTGGGTGCATTGGGGACGTAATTCATTTTCCAATCTCTGATGAAGTTCTTTATTATCTTCAAAGAGACTGATACATTGTTGGCATAAAGCTTCATCAATTACATCATCGTAAACACGGATGTAATCTTTAAGTAGTTTCATTACCGTAACTAAATTCCTTTTTAGCACACTCGTCTAGTGCTTGCATGATCTCTGGAGTAAAATACTTCTCAGGATTCTCAAGCATTTGTTTTGGATAAACTGATGAGTCTCCGACCTTGATACGAGTACCTTTCTTTTCAAATACTTCGTATTTAAGACCGAGTTCTATGAGACCATAGTATCTGTCTAATCCTTTTTGGTAAAATAATCTAGTAGTGACTTCCGAGTTTTCTTTACTGAGTCTACTTTTAGCTGTCTTAGCTTTAATAAGGTTTCCAACAACCTCTGTCTGATCCTTTTCCTTTTTTTTGCTAAGATAGATGATTGTAGACGCGGCATACTTGAGGCCACTACCGCCTCCCATTTCTTTAGTTGGGATATAACTGCCGACCACATCGTATGTATGATTAGTAACTATAAGGGGTACATTTGACTTGCCAAGTTTTAAAGTTAACACTCTAAAGATGGACTTGACAATCTGGGCACGAGTCATATCACGAGTTTCTTTCCCTGCTTCACTGTCCTCAATCTCTTTGGTAGTACTTAGCATACCAAGTGAGTCAAGAACAAACATTAAAGGTTTACGATCTGATTCTGCCTGTTGTAAATATTTATCAAGGATACGTATTGCTTGTGTTCTAAATTCCTGTACTGTAACTACAGGCACAATGATAATACGATTTGAATCTATACCCTTCTCTTCAATTAAATTTTTAGAGAGAGCAGATTCACTTTCAAAATAAACAACACCTGCATCTGGATCCATCTCCAGAAAACTACGAACTAGTCCTAGGGCAAAGAATGTTTTACCTGTACTAGTCTCACCAGCAAGTGCTGTGATCTTATTAGATGGAAGACCTCCATAGATAGACCCACTACATAGTGCATTGAAAATGTAACTACCAGTGTCAATGTAATTAGCAGTATCACCTGCTGATACACCATCGGAGACGATGGAAGCATACTCGTTTCCAATCTCTCCAACTACATCTTTTAAAAAACTACTTGTCATCCGAATAAATGTTCTAAGGTTGCTATTTTCTCAGGTTTCCACCCGATTGTGTCAAGAATAACTTTTAGTGGATCTAGGAAACTCTTCTGGAATTGTAACTCATAATCCACTGATTTGTCAAGCCCCAATTCTTTGGGGAAGTCACTCATAAATGAGATGACATTCTCAATGATCTTGTTTGGTGTCTTCAAGTAAATGAATTTCACCTTCTCACCGTCTTGAATTAATGGGTACTTGTGTGTGAGTTTGTTCTTCTTAATATGGAAGTTATAAAGAATAGCACCACGTACATGTATAGGAGTACCCTTACTATACAAACCTGATGGGTCTGACCACTTACTTACACCATTACACCCACGAGGGAATGCAATATTCTCTGGTGGAAGTGCGTTGAACTTTTCTTTAAAGTCTGCTATAAATTTCTGAGCATCTTCCTCAGTACCATTCATAATAACTTTAAGTGCATCCTTAATAGCAGTACGACATGCAGCAGGTGTAGAAGACTTGACCGCTTCAATACCCATAACTTTAAGTTGTGGTTCTTTGAAACGAACACCCTCTATGTCCCATGCATTTAAGATGTATCTCTTCTTCGCTGTCCATATACCTTTGTTGGCAATGGTCTCACGTTTCATAAACATCTTTTGATCGTAAGCACTTACGTAGTCGGCCAATTCTTGGTAAGAACTTTCAATAAACTTTTCAAGTTCCAACTCACAGATCTTATTAAGGAACGTGACAACGCTTTCATCAGTTTTCTCTCTCCCCTTGTATACAGTCTCAACCAGAGGACCCAAGTTAAGATATATACTGTCGGTATCAGAAGCAATAACATAATCTTCTCCAGTAGTTTTCAGTATCTTGTTTAGATACTGATTCATTTTGTTTTCAATCCAACGGATGCTAACCTGCCCACTGAGAGTAATCGCCTCAGCATTAAGTAGGTTGTAATATCTAAAGTATTGATTTCCAATGGCACCATAAGCTGAATTGAGCTGGATCTTTCTAGCCATTTGGATGTTATTGAATTTACTAATATCTCTTTGTAGTTTGGCACTTGGCGAAACTTCATTATCCCCCTTCGCTTTGAGCATTTTCTTCTTATAAATCGTTCGCTCATTGTAAATAGTCTCCATCATTTCTGGTAGGAATCCTCTGATATCTTTACGATACTGTGCACCATTAGCACATGTTGCAAACTGAGGATCAAATGTACAATCTTGTTTTAAGATCCCTTCAACGCTGGCATTACTGTGTCTAGTCTCCCAGAGGGTTTCTGGACTGATATTGTACTGCATAATGAGATGAGGATACAGGCTATTGAGGTCAAAATTAACCACCCAATCATAGCGTCCTGGTTTCGGTTCCTTAACATAAGCACCTGCGTATTTTTCGTTTTTAGATGAACGTTTTTTTGGAGGAACTACAAAGTTCTTCTTCTTTAGATAATTATATATCATAGTATCCCACATGCGAACCTGTGAGTATACGTCATCAAAGTTTACCTTAGCATCATATGCCATTGTGATTGCTAGTTCAAGCAACTTCATCTTGTCTTCCAAACGGTCAACAAGTTCAACGTCAATGATGTTATATTCAATAAACTTCTGCCAATCATTAGTATAGAATGCTTTGAAGTTTTCATGTTCAGACCAATCTAACTTCTTCTGTCCCAATTCTACATTGGCAATATAATCAAGACGATAAGACTCTCTATTAGTATAGGTAAACTTCTTATAAAGATCTAGATAATCTAGAATTGATACACCACAAATATCATAGTAGATATTACGACGACCTTGAATATAAACTTCTTCCTCATCAACCTTATTCCAAGGTGACAAAGACTTCATCCACTTCTCTCCAAGGATACGATCTACACGACGACAAATATATGGAATATCATACAGGTTACAGTTCCATCCTGTTACAATGTCAGGAGTATTTTCTGCCCACCATTTAATAAAGTGAGCAAGCATTGAACGTTCATCATCAAAGATGTGATGCTCATGCTCAGATTCAAATTCTCTGATTCCCCATGTAATAGTCTTCTTAGTTGCATGATCTCTGATCGTAATACATAGCATTTCCTCTGCTGATGCATCTACATCTGGGAATCCATTCTCACATGCTACCTCAATATCAATAGTATAGATCTTCATCTGATCCATACGATAGTCTACCTCACCTGCAAATTCTTTAGACAAGAATTGATAAAGATAACGGTCATATCCATGTACTTCTACACCCTCAACACCGTGATATTTCTCAGCAAAATCTCTTGCTTCACGAACTGTGTTGAATTTAACAGGTTTAACATTACGTCCTGTTAAAGTCTTATACTTCTCCTCCTTATTACTTGTCATGAAAAGAGTAGGAGAAAATTGGAAGCGATGTTCTACTCGCTCCCCTCCTTCATATCCTCTATAGAGGATAGTATTTCCTAAAAGTTGAACGTTGGTGTAGAAACTCATTCAGTAGGTTCGTCAGCAGGTGGTTTAGCAGGTACTGTAAAATTGTACAGTTCCACCATTGCAGCACTTGGATCTACTATAGTAAAGATTGACTCACTTGTCAAGAACAAGTCACGTTGTGCTGAATATTTTGGATAGACCTCCAAGTTATCATCCACAATCTTGAAGCAATCTTGAATGAAGAGTGCTGGCTCCTCATCAAGTTCTTCAACTACACCAATAAGATAGTCATTTAGACCACCGTTCTTAAGAAGAACTATCTTTAGATTCTCCATCTTTTGCCTCAATAAGTTCAATGTACTTTTCTGTTACTTGACCATGAGGATCATAGACAGTAACGACTTCTTCTAAACGAATATAAAAGTCTCTGTTAGTTGCTAAGGGTGCCCAAGGATATAGAATAAGATTAGGATTCTTTTCAATTGCTTCTTTATTAGATGCTAGAATCTCCTGCTCTTCTTCCATCTCTTCATCTCCTTCACCCCACATCTCCATCTCAATTTCAGATTGATCATCTAAAATGACTGTGTATGGGTCACGGAACATGAATGCAATAGCAGTTTTGTTCTCGTCTTCCTTAGCACTGACTTCTTTAATGTCAGCGATGACATCTTCACCGCCTTTTAGTCTTGCGATTTTTACGCTCATAGCTTTTTTCTGCAATAATGTTGACGCTTTGATTAATTATGTCCTTAAGGACTTTGGTAGGATGAGTGCCTTTTTCGTATGCAATGTTACGTGCAAGCGTCAATACATCTTCCATCATATACGATGGGAGTTCAATTGTCAAGACCTCTTTGTCACCATTGTAGCCTTGTGGTGAGCAATTATAATAGAAGTTCATTAGGAATTCCAATAAAAAGAGAACCCCGAAGGGTTCTCTATTAAGTTATAGACTATATATAACTTTTTATTTTAGAAAGTGAACTTAACACCAACCTTTCCAGCAAGGTCAAGGTCGCTGTCGTTAGTTACACCGTAGATCTCTCCGTAGAACTTATCATAAGAACCACCAAGGTATCCTGCTAGTTCTACATCACCGTACTCATCAGTAGATTCTGTGTGAGTTACTGTAGGACCGCCTGATACATACCAGTCAAATCCACCTTCTGTGGATCCTTCGTATCCAACTTGTGCTTCTAATGCACCTGACTCATATGAACCATCTGGATATGAACCATTCGCTTCAATATTCACGTAAGGACCAGCAAAAGCTGCACCAGCGAATAGGAATGGAGATGCTGCTACCGCAGCGATTGTTGATTTAAAAGACATTTTAGTTTTTAATTATCTCGCAAAGGTATAGAAAAACCCTGCGGATGATACCATCCCCGACATGGGATAGTTTTAACATCTGACAGGGTACGATCTTTCGGGCCTGTATTAACGTATGTTAAGTTATTTATAATAGCACAAGGTTAAGGATAAGTCAAGCTAATGACCAATCCTTTCTTGCGTGATGTTCTGGAACAATCTTACCCAACTCAATGGTGAGTAAACCGTCCTCAAATTTTACATTACGAACTTCTGTATCATCAGTAAGAGTCCACTGTTTAGTGAAAGATCTCTGAGCAAGACCCTGATGGAAGTATTCTACTTCCTCTCCTTCTTTAGTGTCCTTCTTACCTTCTACAACTAACTTACCATATTCTGTGTAGACATTTACGTCTTCACGCTTGAATCCAGCAAGTGCAATCTCCAAACGTGACTCCACGTTGTTAATAGTTACAAGATTGTATGGTGGATAATTACTGTGTGGTACATCTACATTGAAAAAACGATCAAAGTATTGATCATTAAACCCTAGACTATGCTTAGTAATCTTATCAAATAGTTCGGGTAAATCAGACGCACGATAACGTGATAAATTTGTCATAATAGTTCTCCTTAAATAAGCGAGGTTAATGGTGATCCCTTTCGGCAATCACTTCTATTTAACACTGTAAAGAGGAAGAATGGTTAGCGTTGATACCGTAAATTTTGATACGGTTTTCTAGAACATCTATAGGTATAAATAGCTGAAGATCAACTTATGTAAAGAAATGAAAAGATTCATTCCTTTCGTTATGCTTGCTAGTATCGGTGTATTAGCAAACCCAGTGAGAGCTGATATTACTACAAGGTTTTCCTCTTCAGTACAACTGAGCGTAGGAGGAGCATCAACTCAGGCTGAGAGGATAGGATCTTCGTTCAGCATTTCAGGTAGTAATGTGGACACAAGTATAGGTGACAATGATGATTACCTATCATCAGGTACTATTACTTCAGGTCTTATAGTTCCTGGTGCAGTAGTAGCAGAACAGCACACAGCAGGGGAAGCTTTTAGCTACTCTACTAGTTTTTTACAAGGGGACGCATTGCCTACATCAGCAGTAACTGTTGGAGCATCGCAAAACTTTGGTGATATATACAGTGTAGCTGGTGGTACAGTTGCTGACCTTGCTGGTGAAGTCAATAGTACTCACGAGTTTAGTGACATAGCAGCTGGTGGAGCAAATACTGCTGTAACAACACAGTTTGTATCTGAGATAACCGTACGTTAGTAGTGGTTGAAGATGAAAAGGATTCTGAAATTTGCGACAACTGTGGTCTTTGCAAGTGTAGGTGTTGCACCTGCAATAG